CTGACCATCAGCAAACGTGCCCGACCCGCTCCAGCCGCTGTCAAAGGTGATGCCAGAAGCACCACCCCCCGCCACAGCGGATGAGCCGGCTGGAGCAGTAACAATCCCACGATTGGAGAACACCACCGGCACTACTGCACCGATTCCTGCGGAATTTCTTCAATCGTAGTGACGTACTCGCCATTCACTCGCGCAGTGCGAGCTACCTTTCGCTTCGGCTGATTCGCAACCACTACCTGCGGCTGCTGCATCGACTGCATCAGAGCGGCCATCTGCTGCGCATAGTCGGTCATCATCTGACCTACCTGCGACTGTATGCCAGCGAGCGCGTTGTTCACATCAGCCGTGAGCGATTCATGCGCATTCTCGCCTTCGGTCGTCGCCTGCTCTGCGGCCATCTTCGCCTGCGTCTCGGCCACCAGCTTCTGGAACTCGGCAACCTGCCGGCCAAGCTCGGCTTCCTGGGTTTTCAGGTTCGCCAGCGCCAACTGAACGTCAGCTTTGGCCTTGTCCGCGCCGGCCTTCTCGGTCTGCGCCTCCTGCGCGGCCTGCTCGACCATCGCAGCCTGCTCCTGAACCTGCTGCTGCATCTGCGTAACCTGAGCCATCGCAGCCATTAGCGCCGGATCTTGCTTCTGGTCGCCGTTGATAGCCTGCAAAATCTGCGGCGGCAGCATCATGCGCTTGCGCTCGGCAATCTCATCGGCCAGCGGATAGTCGAACTGCTTGATAATCAGGTCCCCCGCCACCTGCATCAGCGTCGGGTCAGTCTGCGAAAGCGCCGTAAGCGTTTCCGCCGCTTCCTGGCGCTGCGTCGCGAAGTTCGGCCCCTGCGTGACCACAAAATCATACTTGCCGCGCGAAAGGTCGTTCACAACCTCGCCCGTGATCGGGTCGAAATGGTTGACCTTGATGTACTTCTCGGCCCCATCCTTGCCGAGAATTCGCAGGCTGCGCGGCGTGTCGATAACTTTCGGGATCAGGTCCAGCACGATCTTGCACGTCCGACCGATGGCCTTGGCCATGTTGTCGCCGTAGTTGTACGTGACCACAAGCCCCTGATCCTGACGCGCCCGGATAGCCCTGCCGCTGGTTTCGTTCGATACCTCGCCCAAGCTGGCGTCGAAGATGCCCGAAACAGATTTCATGCTGTCGCGGCTCATCTGGCTCGCCTGCATCAGCGCGGCAGGCACATCAGCGCCGCCAACGCGAACCGGCGGGCCTGGGGCCTTCGGATCGGCGTTGTACAGCATCGCCATGAGGTTTTCTTCAGTGGCCTGATTCCACTGCCCCATCAGACCCTTGGCCTGATCGACCGTCGTCCAATACTTCGCCTGCGGCGCCAGCGCGATGGTTTCGTACACGCCCGACAGCGTTTCATTGTGCGAGCGCTGCGAATCCATCATGGTCTGCGTGACGCCTGACCAGTAGGTTTTGCCGTCAACGATCACATACTCGCCATAGACCACGACGAACGGGAATTCCCGGCCAGCCCATTCGTTCGGGCCTTCCAGAATCTCATTCGCGCTACACACGTACTGCACGATCTTGTGCGACTTCACCGCACGCTGGCGCACGATGTTCGGCTGCGGCGGGTCAGTGACCTCGACCGTCTCGCCCGTGTCCAGCAGAGCCAGTTGCCGCGTTACCGGCTCCTTGCGCCAGTATTCCGCGACCCAGACAGACTCGTCATCGTCGTTCGGGTCCGTGTCGTCGCTGAAATCCTCGGCCTCGAAACTGACCTTTTCAGCGCCCTTGTACTTGGCCTCAAACTCATCCTTGCTGAGTTTCGTGTGGTAGATCCAATGCCGAGCATCGGACCTGTCCTGCTCCTTCGCGGCGCGGTCGGGAACCAGGCACAGCGGGTTTCTGATCGGCTTGATGCAGATGTTTTGCTCGAACACGCCATCATCGGCGTACTCCGTCCGCACCATCCACGCGCCCATGCCGCCGGCCACCTGCGTTTCGGCAGCAAAGTCCGTCACGTTGTCCGCGTCCGACGTGTTCCAGATGTTCAGCCACAGCCCGTTCATGGCCTCTGCTGTCTGCACGTCGCCTTCCTCGACCGGGCGAATCTTCGCGGTCGGTCGGTTGGCGCGGATGTGGTTGATAACCGACTTCACCTTCACGCGGGTTTCGTTGAACTCTCGCGTGATGCGCTTCGGGCCGCGTGCTTTCTTGACGCTGGGCTCCCACTGCTCACCGGGAACAAAGCAGAACTTCAGCGCCTCGGTGAATTTGTCCCGGTTGTGGCGATCCGCTTCCAGGTCGCGCTTGAAGTTCTCGCGCAGTTCCTCTAGGAGCTTTTTGGCCTTGTCGCGCTTCGGATCAGACTCGGCCTCAACGGCTGGGGGTTTCTTGGCCACTACGCATACCGCCTAAACGCTGAATTGAATTCTTTCAGCGCATCCGCCGCGCTGTGCATGTCGTTGTCTAGCTGGTCCGCGATGAGCGCCAAGTAGCGAAACCCGTCCGCGCCGTGGCTCTCATCGTCGTGCAGAGGGGTGGAGGCCTGACCCGACGCACTCACGCGCCTGCGGTAGCGGCCCAGGCGCGAAATCAGGTCGCTTGCGTGGGTCTTGTCAACGGCTACCCTTGGGAATATCTCGCGGGACTTGCGGATGCCCTGCTCGATACTGATGTTATCGACGATCTCAGTCCTCCACCCCAACTTATCGAACTGGTCCTGCGCCGTAGCCCCAAGTGGGTTGCTCGACGCGGCAAGCGTCTTGGCGCGGGCATCATGCGGCAGCCAAACCTTGCCCCAGTTGTATTTAAGCTCGTTCAGCTCCTGACTGTAACTGGGAATATCGCGTTGTCTATCTTCGATGTAACGGATGATGCGAATTTCAGACGACAGACGCTGAACGAGCAGCAAACTCATGTAGTCGTTAAAGCCAAGGTCGCACACCACGTGCACCTTCAGCATCGGATCGTAGGGCACGTTGGCCAATCGGCCCGAATTCTTGAGCGCTGCGACCTCGTTGTAGTAGATCGCGCCCTCAACAGCGGGCCTGCACTCGCCAAGGTAGATATGCGCGAAGTCCTCAGGCGCGTTGACGCGCATCTGTTCGCGCTCGGCATCGAGAACCTTGGAGCGCCACGGGTTGTCGGTGTAGTTGATCTTGACGACGATGGCGTCAGGCGGCGGGCTGGTGACGAATCGACGGAATGTGTCGTCCGTGTCCATGTCGGGATTGAAGCTGACGATGATCTCGCTGCCAGGGGCGCGGATTGTCGGGATCAGAATGTCCCAGCTTCGCTTGCTAACCGACTGTGCTTCCTCAACCCAGGCGCGGTCTATGCGCTCGAAGGATTTGATGTTGTCGCGTGTCTGCGATGACAGGCCAGCGAACAGGATTTCAGTCCCGTTAGCACCCCTGATTTCAGTCTGCAACACTTCGTAGAAGTGCCCCAGGTTCATTTCCGCAATCTGATCGGCCAGCAGCTTATGCACGCTGTCCTTGATCGACTTCTGCACCTCGCGGAAGCACCCGATGCGCAGCGGCTTTTCCACACCCTGCACCAGCAGAGCCTTAGCTATCGAAGTGGACTTCGCGCCATCCCGGCCCCCGTAGCAAACCTTGTAACGGTGAGGCTCAAACAGGAAGCCGAGTTTTTCAGGGATGGTGCAGTTAATCTGCATCGCGTCAAGTGGCATCGGGGCGCACCAGCTCGACCTTGATGCCCTCAATCTTGATCGCGCCACCGTTAGGCCCTGACAGTTCCACGGCTTTCTTGTCGCCGCGATACTTGTTCAGCAGAACCTGAGTCGCCCGGATCTGGTCCGGGGAGAGTTGGATCACCCCCCAAGCGCACTGTGCAAGGCGGTCCTCCAGGACGGAGAGCCGCAATTCATCGGTCAGTTTGTCCCAGCCCACGCCCTGCCATTGCAGTTCTTCTAGCGTGATCGTGTCCATCACGCGGTCAGGCCCGCAATGTCGTTGATGAAATAATCACGGGATGCGACCGCAACGCTTGACAAGCCAGCGTTAGCGCGGACGGTTATCTGAAACTGCGACGGCCAGGTGACCGTATTCTGCGCACCAGTGACCGTGATGGTTTGGCTAGCAGATGCTGATGCGGAAGTCCAGGCCAAAACCTCGCGGTCGCAGGTCAGATCGTCAACGCGATACTGCACAGCAGTAGGCGTCGCAGCGGTCCACGGCTCGGCTGAGTCATCCCAGCAACTGACAACGAAACCGACCGCGCTGCCATCCACGGCAGTACGGCCCACAAGGCGGTCAGTTATGGTAACTCTCAAGAGCGGTACGCCTCACGGCCAGCGCCAAACAACGCAGGGAGGTTATCGTCGCATGGGGTTAAACGCAATAGGGAGCGTTCTGGGCGGGTTTCGCGTCGTCAAGGTGGCTACATAGCGACCACCATTCCGGCAGTTTCCCCATCGTCTCGCC